TGATCGAGCTGCAGGACTTGAGCGGCACCGAGGTGCACTCGGACTTCGTGAGTAAGATCGACGCCCTGGGGGTCAGAGACGATCAGACCATGGCAGAGTTCGTCGAGGAGAAGCTGCGCCAAGGGCCCGTCGGAAATCTGCCGATCGCCGTCAACAAGCAAGAGGATCTGATCCGTCGCATCGTCGGCCTGGGCCGGGGCCTGGATCCGGACACGCTGCCGCAATTGCCCGACATCAAGAGCGGCCTGAATCGGGACGTGCAGCGCCAGGTCAGTGCGCTCGGCACGCAGACGAACGCCATGAAAGCCTCTGGTGCTGTGACGGTCCCGGTGCAGCTGGCGATCCACGATCTGGCGGTCGAGGTGCTGCGCGACACGGCCTCGGTGTTGACTGCCGGTCACAATGAGGAGATCGATCGCCTGAAGAGCGAGCTGGAGTCCGCCGTCGCTGCGATCGAAGGGGCCCGTGACGCCAAGGCTGATGCGCGCCGCGACATGCTCAAACGACAGCTCGACAAGCTCGGCTCTCCTGATAACATTTCGTCCTCCATGGAGGGCATCGTCTTCGAACACCCGCCTGGCAGCAAGGCGCTCTACAAGCTGACCGGGGCGTTCGCGCCGCTGAACCAGATCATTGGCGCATCTTATCGCATTCCCAAGGGTCAAGGAGAGGCGTTGCTGCGTACTTATATCAAGAGCATGATTCTGGCGGGATGATGACCAACGAACGACTATTGCGAGAGTGGGTGCGACGCCTCTTGGTGGAGTTTGTCTCTGGCCAACAAAGCGAGAGAAACCTTAGCGATTCCATCAACAATCTTACTGGTGCTATTGTTGGTAAAGATTGTTTTATAACAAACTCTGAAGAAGTTCAACCGATTTTGATATCGTTAGGTGACTTAGGGGAGCGCGAATTATGGGGCGCATGTCAAGCTGGAGGTGGACAGCCAGAACCTAAAGCTGATGTGGTCTTGCTGGCAGGAGAAAACGGCACTGATCAGCTGGGCGTGAGCATGAAAAAATTGAATTTTGCGATGGTTGGCAATTGGATGGACAGATCTGACTTGAAGTCATCGCTTCTGGCCATTCAAACTGACGGCACGCCAGTCTTCACGACGGCCGAAGCGCAAGAAATGGTGGACGCCTGGTACGAAAAAGTTAAGGCTCATTCTAAAAGTCAGGCACCCCAAATTCAGAAAGCGTATGATCTTGTGCTCAATTCTATTCATAAAGTAGATCCATCATATGTTCCTCCTAATTGGGATGGCAATACAATTCCTGACGTTAGGCCGCCTAAAAACGTTCCTCATCCGACTAAACCGGGTGAAATGACTGCCGGCCCGAAAGGCGGCCCACGCTTAGACCAGCTAGTGAAGGACAAATTAGTTGTCGTAGGAAAATATGTTTCGGGGAAGGGCCAAAAAGTAATGCCTAAGAGCATTCTTCAAGTGGATAACTATTACGTTACTCTAAAAGATGCGTTAGGCCGGAATTACCTTCCCTTTTTAGAGGTTGTTCTCGGCGGAGATAGTAATAATCCGCGCCGGGCTGATGGTGTGTTGACGCATGACGTGACCTCCCCCACGATGAGTCTGGGAGAATTGGACGCAGTGTTATCTACTATAAAATCTATTTCAAACGAAGCGAAAAAATACGCCGAGGGAGAAGAGCAAATGACTCTAAGGTTCCGACCATCGACTGCATGGGGGGCTATGACGAGCAAAGACACCCGCGGAAAGTTTCGGGCAGATAGCAATGATTTTTTCACCGATCCTTCGGGTTTGATTAAGTGGTCTGGGCAAGTGCAGAAAGGAAAGGTACCAAGAACTCCTAGCTCAGACGACGTACTTTATGATCCTATTGGGGGTGGCCTTGGGGCCGGCCCAATCCATCAAGCAGTCGCCGACGACATGGGGGAGCTTCTCGGCGAGTACATCAACGAGTCCCTCCTCATCGAAGAGCTGACCAAGACTGACAAGCGTGAGATCGAGCGCATTGCGCGCAAGCAGGCCAAGAAGGAGATCGATAAAGTCGTCGGCAACGATCTGGCGAAGACCATCCAGAAGGAGGTCGAGAAGACGCTGAAGAACAAGGCGACCAAAAAAGAGATGGGGGACATCACCAAGGCCATCGTCAAGAAGCTCTACAAGCAGCTGGCTGTGAGCTCGCCACAGGTGATCGATAGGATAAAAGTTTAGGCATAGAGGATCATACTTATGCCACATAGGAGTCTAAGGTGAAAGTAACAAAACGACAGCTAAGACGGATCATCCGCGAAGAGAAGCGGAAGCTTGTATCCGAGCAGATCGACCCGGAGATGGCAGATCTGCAGCAGAGCATGGCTGATCACATCCTAGAGATGCTGTATGAAGAACAGATGTATACCGATCTGGATCTCGAAGACGGTGCCGTAGTGGATGCCCTCGCTGCAGCCCTCAGGGATGTTGAGAGCCGGCTCCGCCGGAATGTTCCCTCGCAGGGAGTCTACGTTTAAGATGAGGATCACCGAAAACAAGCTCAGGCGGATCATCAGAGAGAGTCTGCTGAGCGAAGGCCAGTTGCGGCCTGGCATCCGATGGCCTCCCGGTGCATGGGATGGCCCTCACATGCGATCGGCATCCGGAGAGACTTTGGATGATGTGGCTTTGATAGTCATCAACGCCATCGATGCAGGAGCCGTCGACATTGCGGACGAGGATGCGATCCAAAGCTTGATCGACGTCGAGCTCGAAAACGCCGGAGTGCACGGCAGCGATCGAGTGGAATGGGGAGAGAGGGTCTGGACCCGCCTCCCTGAAACGTTCTGATCTGGTTGTAAATACCAAACTCCCCAATTAAGATCTATTTAAGAATATGGCTATTTTGCACATATTCGACTTTGACGATACTCTCGTCAGGTCAGAAGCCGTGATCTACTTGATTCGTCCGGACGGTACTCGCGAAGCTCTCACATCCGATGAGTATGCACAGTACCATCCGCAAGGAGACGAAGAATTCGACTTTGATGAGTTCGATGTGTATCCGGTCGATGCGCAGATCATCGACGACGTCTTCGGCGAGCTAAAGGCCGCAGTCGCCCAAGATGGACTGGACTCAGTGGCCATCCTCACGGCGCGCGCTGAGGACGAACCGGTTCGCCAGTTCATGGCTGACAACGGGGTTCCGGGGATCGATGTACGAGCGACTGGCACCTCTAATCCGATGGCCAAAGCTCTGTACGTTTTGGGCCGCCTCAAGGACGGCGAGTTTGATGCTGTTCGATTGTTTGAGGATAATCCTGAGAACATTCAAGCCATCGGCCGAGCCATCGCGCCTCTAGATGTTGATTTTGAGTCTCATCTGATCCCGCACTGATCAGCCGGCGATGATTGCTCGTACATACGTGCGTAGGTATCGCTCATTGACTTTTCCGCAGAGGATGTTGTAAACATTTTCGGCATCGACTCCATCAGGAAGGCCTGCACGAAAGGCCTCCATGTCACACCCTTGTATGGCCTGCCTCATGGCAGTGCCGCTCACGTTCGGCGACCCTTCTCCTCGGGTGAAACCGGCCGGATCCTCCTCTCCAGGGAATCGTACTTGGCCCAAGCCGTAGAGAGGCTCCATCCAGCGGATCCGGTTCTTTTCTGGGTAGTTTAGAGCGGTATCCGCCGCATCGGAGTAGACGAAGTAAGTGTCCTCGGAGCCGATTTCCCCTGCTTCTTGGATCTCTTTGTAGACGTTTTGTACCGGAGAGCCCCCGTATCGGATCTCTACGTTGGCCGGCATTACTGGCTCCAATTCTTCCTGCCACACTCTTACCATGTCACGGCCTAAGATGGGTTTTTCGCCTTTTCTTTTTCGATCTGAGGTTGAGACGAATAGAATGACGTGGTCATTTTCGCCTGCTGCCTTCTCTACAAGCCAATGATGGCCGGCGTGGTATGGTTTGGCGGCCATGGGCACTAGTCCTATGTACATGTTGTATATACCTCTCCGCTGGTTACAGTATAATTATTACCTGAGGTGTTTATGAACCAAAAACTTACTGAGGCCATCTACAAGCAAAAGATCCGGCAGGCCCACCGCAGCGCGATCGTCAAAGCCAGACAGCTCAATGAGGAGAGCCTCTATAAAGCTTTTGTAGAACCGTTTGCTGACATCGTTGACGCGGCTAAACTCACTGGTCAAGACATACTCAGTGCAGCAAAATTTTCTTTGGACCTGCTCTTCGCCTTTAGTCCGGAAGCTGTGGAAAAAGCATCAGCAAAATACGATGACCGACACGAAAAGATCAAGAAGAAGTGGGAACCGATACTCAAAAAGAACCAGGAGGCCCTGGCGAGTGGCGATGCTGACATTATTGCACTCGTCTTGGCTCCTCACTATTATATTGCTTCGGAAGCTGCAATGCAAATCTGGGATAAAGCGGACAACATTTATGATTACTTGGATCAATCCGGCTGGCGAATACCTTTGGCCGGCCTCATTGTGGGTGGCGACGTGCAAGAGCCCGCCTCCGGAGGGGGCGCCAAAAAAGCCGGCGCCGCAGGAGCGGCTGCCGGTGGCAAAGACAAGAGTCTGCTTCAAAAGCTAGCTGGCCTTTTTTACCTTGGTACCAACGAGGCGATCGATATCGTGGCAGGCAGGCTCCTCTTAGAGCAAGAAGCTGAGCCTGCAGCAGGCGATGATCAAAAACCCAACTTGGAAGACGCTCTGAAAACTTATTTCGATGAAACAGGCTTGGATGAGATATTCGCTAAGCAAGCCCAGGAGCTAGAAGAGATCCAGGCTGACTACATGGAAGAGATAGGCGTGGCTGCAGAGGATGGCACAGTCCCACCGGTTATTTTGCAGCTTCAAGTGATAAACAGCCTGGAAAAAGCGACCGATGTTGATACTTTTTTATCGATAATTGATAAGGCCGCTGAAAAGGGTTTAGATTTAGGAGCGACAGGGCTAGAAGCAATGTCCGCAGAAATAAAGCAGACCGCGCAAAAGATGGCCCAGTCTGAAGAATTTCGCCAGCAAGCTGCTCAACAAAAAGGTGGCCAAGGAGAAGAAGTGCCGGATATATCTGATGAGGAAGCCTTGACTGCGGCAGAGAAAGTGGTCTTTGTTAATGCAAAGAAGAATTTTGACGAGCAACTAACTACCGGAAAACCGCTACTCCTCCAGAAAGCTATGGCGGCTCTCCAAGAAAAAGAGCCTACAGAAGCGATCGCCAACGCGTTGATGACCACCCCAGGTGGTAAAGAGCTCTTGCAAGATGTTCAGAAAGCCAAAGAGGATCTTCAAGCTGCAGCAGCTTCTACGGTGGAAGGTGAATAAACAAAAAAATGGCAACGCATAATATTGCGTGAAACGTTATAGATTACCTGAGGTAAAGCATGAGCAAGCACTGGATCCCAGAGATTATGTATGAAGGGGAGTTGGACGATTCTTTAACAACTAGTATTCCATTTATCCCTGTTCCTCCTGAAGAGGAAATGCCAAAAGTTATCTTCATATTCGAGTCTAGGGAGACCGGTGAGATCGAACCGGGACCAGAAGGCGAAGATTTGCCTGTTTCTGTTCTAGACTTGCATCAATATGCAGATATGCTGGTTCTCAAGGAGAATCTAGACTCAGAAACTTACGACAAAGTAAGGGCAGCTTTAGACTTAGAACCCTTGGGAGTTGCTTTTAAAAAAGGCTTAGATATTAATTATCGAATCAAAGATAATTTAGTTGGCCAACCCCATGCCGGAGAAGTTCAATAGAATGGTGTAAATAAGTTCCTGACATGTTATAATATTAACGAAATACATGTCGGAGGAATTAGTTTTATGTCATATTTGAGTCGAGAACAGTCTATTGATGCATTGCGCCAGATGCGCACCTTCCACGCAGAATGTAGTGAATTATTTTCCAAGCATGGATTTGATTTAATGCAGAATTTGGGCCGCAGAAATATTGTGATGTCCCAAGCGCATGAGAAATTCTTTGCCGACGTTATATCTCGTGCCCAAGAAGGTGTGACTTATGACGGCCGAACAGGCCAAGCAGACATTGTTATCGGAGGCTTGGATAAAGAGCTGGAGTGTAAGTTAACGAGCCGTCATCAAAGCGGTGCCATTAGTTTCCATTCAGATTACGAGACTCTTCTCCAAAAGGAATCACTCGATTATTTGTATGTTGTAGCAGACGATAATTTCGAAAAATTTGTGGTACTCCACTTTGAAAATTTAACTGTCGATGACTTTCGACCACTTTCTAACGGTTCTCGTGGGAAAGTAGCGATGTATAAGCACAAAGGCATGAAAAAATGCAGAGTTTTAGTAGGGCAAGCCCAGAACAACAGAGAGAAGCATTTAAAGACTATTCGGGCAGCTATGACCAAGCGCTCCCTGACTCCTAAACAACGTTGTAGGCTCCAAAAAAGATTGGACTATTGGAAAGCCGCTCCTGCGTCTTATACGTACGTCCCGGAGGCCCTTGATGCAAATTGAGGTGGGAACTGTTATCTACATTATTGATTCGAAAGAAAAAATCGTACTTCCAGCGCGTGTCAATGAACAGATAGTGAGCAGAACTCTAGATGGAGAAACCACTACCCATAAGATTGAATTTCCTAATAGGAAGCCGGCCGTTTTAGAAAAATTAGGCGCATTATATTTTTTGCAGCTTGATGATGTAAGGAAACATTTAATGGCACGCGCAGAACAAATGATAGATGCCGGCATCACCCAAGCCCAACAGTTTGCCAATGAGGCGTTCGGTACCGTAGGCACCCCAAATTCTTTAGATGACATTTCTTCTCAAGAGGGCTTTACTCAAGTGGTGCTTCCTGATGGCCAGTTGGCAAAAGTTAACGTGAAAGTTCCCGAGGAGTACTTGAATGAAAATTCTGATAATTGATGCTTACAACATGATTCATCGTGCGCGTCATAGCTTTGGTTCAGGAGAGTATTCTACGGTTTTTAATTTCTTCCGATCGGTGAAATCCGAAATAGATCGTCACTCCCCAGATCTGGTTTACCTAGTATCAGAAGGCCATCCGCGGCACCGTTTAGCGTTAAACGAGGATTACAAAGCTCATCGGCCCTCAGAAGTCGATGAAGCATTTTTGCGGCAAAAAAGAGAAATATTCGAATTGAGCGAAAAATTTCCATTCATTTTTATTCGCCACCCTAATTATGAGTGCGATGATGTGATCGGTTACCTCTGTGAGGCTCTTAGCTCTGAGGATGATATTGTTATTCTCTCCTCTGATACAGATTTCATTCAACTGTTAGAAAAAGGCAATATTTCTCTATGGAATCCGATAAAGAAAAAATTTATCGAGAAGTGGCCCGTAGATTATGTCACATGGAAAGCCCTAAAGGGAGATCCAGCAGACAATGTCAAGGGAATTCGTGGGATCGGCGCAAAGAGAGCATTTTCTCTTTGCGAGGACTTGGACATTCTTAGGCAATTTTTAGATGCGGACACTGCGCGCAGAGATATTTTTGAGTCTGCCAAAGCCCAAATCCGTTTAGCAGACATCCAGCCTGACTGTGCCCTGTGGGAAATTGTAACAAATAGATTTAACGAGGCCACCGTCAAAAGCACATTTACGGAATACCGATTTAAAAGCATAATTGGTAAAGCGTGGATAAAATGGAAAACAACTATGGAGATTTTAAATGACAAGCTTCAAGCAAATATTGACGCCTCAACAACTGGGGATCCTTCGCGAAAAAGGATTGTTATCTGAGCAGGAGGTCGCTTTTGTTACAGGAGATTTAGTTATCGCTGAAAATGCAGTGACTAATGAGCGTCGAGTGGTCGGAGAGGCAGATCTCATTACTGAATCCAATAAGAGAATCCTCAAAGGATGATTCACGATGTAACCGATGTAAAATTTGATTCTGAAGCTAGGAGTAAGATTATCCGTGGGGTTGATACTTTGGCCAATGCAGTCAAAGTTACTTTAGGGCCCAAAGGAAAAAATGTTGCTATTTTTCGGCCTGGGGCACCTCCGCACCTCACTAAGGATGGCGTGTCTGTGGCTAATGCGATATCGCTGTTGGATCCCTTCGAGAACTTGGGTGCCCAACTAGTAAAGGAGGCAGCTCAAAGATCTGCTGAAGTCGCTGGGGATGGTACCACTACTGCAACAGTCTTGGCACAAGCTATCTTGCACGAGGGCGCGCGACTCCTTCTTACTGATGTTGATGTTAGGCAGCTCTGTGCTGGAATAGAAGCTGCGTCGCTAGATGTTTTAAGCGCGTTAGACCAAACGAGGTTGGGTGTTGACGGCCGGGATGATCTCATTAGTGTGGCAACTATTTCTGCTAATGGAGAAGTTACAATCGGAGAATTGATCGCTGAAGCGCTAGACGCCGTAGGAGACGACGGCGCCATCTCAGTAGAACAAGCGAAAGGATTCGATACTTCCTTGGAAATAGTGGAAGGAGCTGTTATAGATAGAGGGTTCCTCAGTCCATACTTTGTGACTGATCAAGCGAAAGGCTTGGCAGAGTTGGAGCGAGTAGCCATATTGGTTTACAACCAAACGCTCAACACAGCTAAGTCTATCCTTCCAGCACTGGAGTATGCAGCCAATACCAACAGCGCACTTCTCATTGTTGCCAATGATGTAGCTAGTGAAGCCTTACAGACCTTAGTATTGAATCGCATGAAGGGGACACTCTGTGTTTGTGCCATTAAAGCTCCTGAGTTTGGGAATGCTAGGACGATAGCGCTTCAAGACATTGCAGCTTTATGCGGAGCAGAAGTGCTAGCGATTGATGACGGTTTGATGGAACGTCAAGATGTAAGCGATTTTCTTGGTTATGCGGACAAGGTTGTAATTAATAAAAATGGCACAGTCCTGATAGGAACTAAAAACAAAAGAGATGCCCAAAAAGTCGACGAAAGAATCGTATCGATTAAGGCCATTTTAGAAGATCCCTCATCGTCTCAACTTGAGGTGGATGTAGCGAATCGACGACTGAGGAGGTTGTCTGAGGGTATTGGCATCATCAGGGTGGGCGGAGCGACGGAGGGAGAAATGATGGAGCGTCGAGATCGAATAGACGATGCCCTCCATTCGGCGCGCGCTGCAAGAAAAGAGGGCATTCAACCCGGTGGAGGCACTGCTTTAGTCTGTGCGGCTTCGAAATGTCGAGTTAAAAAGTGTGAATCTGAGTCTTATAGGATGGGTTATGAGGCGCTGCTCAAGGCATGCTCGGCTCCTTTGAGGCAAATTGTAGAGAACGCCGGAGGAATCCCGGAAATGGTTGTGAGAAAGGTTCATCGAAACAAGCAGGGCGTGGGATACGATGCAGCACAAGATAGCTTTGGTAACATGATTGACCTTAAGATTATTGATCCGCATCTTGTGGTTCATTCTGCGTTACAACACGCGGTCTCAGTGGCCTGTAATGTGCTACTCATAGGGTGTGCCATCTGTTACAGTGAGGAAACAGTCTCTGATTTGGGACTTATTGAAACTTTATGATGCAATTGGGGTGTAAATCGCTATTAAAGAGTATTATAATGGTAGAAACTTGCTTGGAATCTGCTTAGTATAGGAGGACAGGATGGGCAAGAAATTCGATTTTGATGTAGTTACTTTTTCATTGGACGAGGTAGGAGGTATGACAAACGACGAATTGCAACGTCATATTTTTAGAGTTAAAAGGACGATTCGAGAAGCTAGGAACCTAGGACAAGACACTCACGCTCATGAAGTAGAGTATTGTTACCTGGATCATGAGAGGCAAATGAGACAGCGAAGAGAAATCAAGTTTAGCCAACACAATAGGCAGCCCCGAGGAGATAGGCGATAAAATGGCATCTGATCTAAAGGCTTATTTTAAAGAAGTGGGCAAGACTGCTTTGCTTTCGAGAGAAGAGGAAGTAGAGCTATCAAAGCGAATTGAGGCTGGGGACCAGCGTGCCCGGGATCATATGATTCGGGCGAATATTCGTCTGGCAATTAATATTGCGAAGAAGTATGCTGGAAAGGGGTGCGATTTAGATGATCTTATTCAAGAATCTTCTTTGGGCCTCATCAAAGCAGTAGATCGATTTGATTGGCGCAAAGGGTTTAAGTTTTCTACCTATGCTTGTTGGTGGATCAAACAGGCTGTGCGTCAGCATGTAGCTTCTCATGGAAGTACCATCAATCTTCCTTCTTATGCGAAAGGCACCCTGTGGAAGATGAAAAATATCATCGAAGAATACGAAGAGGAGTTCGGATTTAAACCCACTCAAAAGGAAGTGGCCGATCTTCTAGGCACGAGCCCTAAGACCCTGCAGGCATTAATAAAGTCTGCTTCGTCGGTAATTTCCCTGGACAGCTCAGCCTTTCAATCGGATCCTAATTCTGATCGTCGTTTGCACGAAGTGTTGGTAGACGACGACGCAAGAGACCCAGGCGATGAGTTGGACCGCTGTAAGATGATCGCTGTCATTCGCGAAGCTCTCTCAGAGCTTTCCCCTCGAGAAGAAACTGTTCTGCGCTTGAGATTTGGGATTTCAGAGCCAGAACTATAATAAAACATAAGGAGAAGTTACATGCCAATGCCTAAAGGATATAAGTCTGAGCATGGATATGCGACGAACAAGACATTTGCCGGAGGAGAGGATTACCGAACTATCGCTAATGTCATGACTAAAAACGGCCATAAGATGAATCATGCAACCGCTCGAAACGTATTTTTGTCGGCTCTGAAAAAGATTGCAAAACCAGTCCATCAAATTAACGATCTGCCTACCTCTGAAGAAGTTCTCCAAAAGACCGCTAAAGACCCGAGATTTCAGGCTGGCATTGCAGATATTTTAAATTCCATCAACGTCAGACGAAAATGATGAAACAATGGAGGTATGTACAGGCCCGCAGAGGGACGACCCTTCCAGCCTTCTTACGGGGGGTTTCTACGATGAGCGAGGCCCTGGAGCTTTTTAGGTCTAAACGGATCATCCCGCCGCCCGTCGAGGAAATCCAAGAAGTTCTAGGCTTAGAGCCAGAGGTCGAAGAGCCTTCTAATGATGATCCGCCCCAGAAGGAATATGACGATCTTGTCATCATCGATACAACCCAAGAAGTTGTTGACAGTTAAGCCGGGGCTTTATTATAAAGTCGAGGAAAATGGGAGGAAAACAATAAATGCTCCTACCTCGGGTTTGCTCATCACCTCTTACAAGTCTGAAATGACAGGCGAAGCGGTTTATGATGTAGTGTTGGTCCAGGGAGAGCTTTTACTGATTCCGACTGTCAAGGATACTAGTGCGACTTTTGACTAAAAAGCTAGTGTTTGATTTATGCATTGTATGTGTTTGTATTAATACGGTACTTTTTCCCATTAGTCTTTTTAGGGGCCAAGAAAAACTAGCCTGGTATCAGCTGTTATGTGCAATGGGGTGTTGGGTAGGAATACTTTATCATAAGCGAGAGGAAAAATAAAAGATGGCGACTAATCAAGAGATCAATGAATTATTTGATCGATATTCTAGAATTGAAAACGAAATTAAGTTACTGCAGGATGATAAAAAGCAATTATTAGCTGAATTTAAAAGTAAGGTTGATCCGAAAGCTTTTCAAGCTGCTTTGCGTACTGCCAAAATCAGGGCCAAACTCAAACCTGAAGAGGTGCAAGACTTTGACCAAGCCCTAGATATTCTCGAGAAAGAACTTTGCATTGAGCACGTTGCCTAGGAGAAGTTTTTTTTGCCAGCGAGGACCATCTTAACGTGGCCTGATCCGCGTCTTAGCCTTTCGGCAGAGCCTGTCACTACCTTAGATAGCTCTATTGTTCAATTAGCCAACGATATGTTGGATTCGATGAAAGTAGAGTTCGGCGCCGGTTTAGCTGCTACTCAAATAGGAGTTACTAAATCGCTAGTTGTTATTGCTTCTGATTTTGCGACAGCAGATACTATAGAAACAGATCCGATCCTCTCCGAGGCCATTGTTCTCATTAATCCTAAAATTGATCTCATCGGTCAAGAAAAATTTTCATGGGAAGAAGCATGCTTATCCGTCCCCGGCTATTCTGCTGAAGTAGAAAGGCACAAGAATATCACGCTAGAGTATCAAGATTTAACAGGCGAGCTTCGAATTGTGCAATTAACGGCCCCATTTTCTGGAATAGTTCAACATGAAACCGATCATTTGGTGGGAAAACTTTACCTGGATCGCCTCTCATCATCAAAAAGACGCTTAGCAGTGAGTGCCCTTAAGACTAGCATCCGTCGGCAAACGAGAGCAGCTCTCCAAAAAAATAAAACAGAAAAAATCAAGAGAGTTGCTGAAGAGCCAAAAAAAGGTTTTCGGACAAAACCCTCTTGGCCGAAAACCAAGTCTTCATCAAAGCGCAAACGACGGCATAAGAAGTACGGCCAGAACAAACGCCGTAAAAAGAAGTAGTAGGTTTTACGGCGTAGTTTGCAAAATATGCGTTTAAAATCAGTTTGCTACGACAAACAAATCAAAACAACGTGTGCCTGCATATTTAAAACTGAAATAGAGGCACGAAACGTATGCGCAAAAAACTCACAGAAGCTGTAGACCTTGAATTAGCTGTCATAAAAGCCCTTAACAATGCACCTTTGGTGGTTGCTGAGGTAGATGCGCTTAAGCAGTTGTCTACACGTGATCTGATGGTGGATCACGGACTAGACTATTTGTTGGCAGACAAAGTGGTGTTGCATACCAAGAGTGAAGTGCTGCGCACTAATGCCCAAGACCTCGAAGCTCCAATTGAAGACTATCAATTTAGCTCTACTTCCTTAACACGTTCGTTTCCCATCGATGAACCCCTGGTTTCCCTTAATGAAAGCCGCCGCTTGTCTACCCAGAGTCTCAAGCGGCTGGTTCTGGCGATGATAAATGAGGAGCAGTGCAGGTAGGAAACTCTGATGCACAAAAAGCGTTCAGCAATCATATTATCCGTGATAATAGCGATTGTCTGTATGAGCTGCACGGACGAACTGGTCAATTGGTTCGGGTCTTCAACATCTGATTTTCCACCCGATACTTCCTGTAAATTAGACAACCCACACGCAGAATTTGATGAATCCATCCTGGAGCTTTGCGACGGCTTAGATAATAACTGCAATTGTCTTGCATTACCATTAGAGGAGCAGGATTCTAACGGCGATTTGGTCAATTGTGGTTTTGGTGACACGGGAGTGGACGAAGGATGCGAGTGCTGGCCGGCTGATAAGGAGTATTCCATTGACTGGGCGATACCAGAGAGGAGTTGCTGGTTAGACGAAGAAGGCCGAGAATTGGGAACAATAGAAGAGCACAGTACTCAAGTCGGTCGCTTATACGGAGAGTGCAAGTACGGAAAACAAATCTGTCACCCACTTCCGACTGGCGGCTCACAGTGGGGTATCTTCGATGACGGCTACGATACCATCGGAGGAACAGAAGACGACGTGTGGTTGCCAGGAGGATGTCTTGGTGCCGTTGGCCCTCATACAGAAGTGTGCGATGGTAAGGACAATAATTGTGATGCTCACACAGACGAAGGCCTCAAGAGAATGTGTTGGTCTGGGCCCTCTGACCCGGATGGTACTCCCCAAGATTGGCTAGTGTTTGCTAGTCCGCTGAATTCATATACCCCATGCAAGACGGGTATCGAATTATGTGAGAATGGTGCGTGGTCTGGGTGCATGCATGAAGTACTGCCAGCGACAGAGGTCTGTGACGGTCTGGACAACGACTGCGACGGGACCGTTGATGACCACCCGGAATACGAAGGAGATCAATGCGGACTCACTGATGCCGGCATATGCGATTATGGCATGTTGATGTGTTCCGGAGCCGACCTGCTGTGTGAAGATGCACTATATCCTCAAACCGAGGAGTGCGACGCAGTAGACAACGATTGTGACGGTGCCACCGACGAAGAACTGTTCCAACCGTGCCAGACCATCTGTGGTTCTGGGATCGAAACGTGCAATGCTGGCAATTGGGTGAATTGCAACGCTCCGCAGCCACAAGCTGAAATCTGTGACGGCATGGACAACGACTGCGACGGGCTTGTCGATGAAGAGTTGCAGTGCATGTGTCCTCCTGAATTCTTGGGAATGCTGCTTCCGTGCCAGAGCAATCCGCGTTTGGTGTGTGGGGCTGGATTCATGGAGTGTGTATGCACCAACCCAGATTGCACTGAGACCGCTTTTACGGAGTGCCAAGCGTTATGTGCTTACGAACCTCAAGTGCAAGAGGAGTGCGACCCCACTTTGGGCACGCCGAGCCCAGAAGTCTGTAACGCGTGGGATGATGACTGCGATCAAACCACTGACGAAGGCCTTTTTGCTGAATGCTATACTGGGCCCCCTGGGACTGTGAATATCGGCATATGCGAACCAGGCCAGCTCACGTGTCAGATGGGCCGGTGGGGAAATGAGTCTAATGGTATTTTTATAGATGCTCTCTGTGCAGGCCAGACTTTGCCTGAAGAGGAGGTCTGTGACGGGATCGACAATGACTGCGACGGAGATATTGACGAGGATCTGGATAGCCACGAGAAGGTGGACATGGTGTTTGCCATCGATCGCTCTGGTTCTATGTGCAATAAGATTAGAGCACTGCGTGAAGGCATTCAACCTTATGTACTGGAATTTGCTAATACACCACATAGATTTGCACTAGTGAATGTTCCAGGGAGGACTCCAAGCCCTTCTAATCCGTGGAGGTCCCCTCCTGATGTAGAGATAAACTTGGTGGATTCTTTGACATTTGCTAATGCCTTAGCTGGCCTCAGTTGCAATCTCAACAATGAAGAGCCTCAATATGATGCTGTAGTGGATGTAGGCAGAAATAATTTAAATCTCGCTTTTAGAGGTGATGCGTGGCCCATGGCGGTAGTGTTGAGTGATGAATCGGCCCAGACGTTTCACAACTACACTCCAGCCGATGTCAATGCAGCTTTGGATCCATGTACCATCGGTAATTGTGAAGCTGATGATAAGTTGGAAGTATTTGCGATCGTTCCTAGACGATATCACGTGCAGTGGTGTTCTCCTGCCGATATTGCGGCAAGATGTTACGATCTTCATCCTGCAATTACCGCTGCTGAAATAAGAGCTTATTTAGATGATATTTTTTCGGATGTTTGCAGATAGTTTAACTGCTGTACATTAACCCCTTCTTCAATACTCTTGTTTAGTTCACTAAGCTAGGGTCATTTCATGAAAGATTGGAAGAACGATTCCAAGCACGCAACTTTTGAGGCCGCTGATACTCGCCGCAGCCAGCTCTTGGCCGAGACTTCTCGAAACCTTTTGGTCAAGATCAAGCGCATGAATTCAGATGGCACCTTCATCGTCAAGACATGGCGTGAGCCTGTTAAGGAAAAGAAGGTAGAGGCCGACGACAGTGATAAACCCTCACAACGAGGCCGGCCCAAGACAAAGGCCCAGCGACGTGCACTTCGAGAGAAGCGAAAGCGAGAACGAGAGAAGCATCTCTAAATTCTCGAAGAGGGAATCACATGATCAGACTTGCGTGCAAGATCCCCATTGAAGTAGTACTGGCTTGTAGCGGCGGCAGAGATAGTATGTCGGCCCTAGAGTTTCTGGTGCGAGGCAAACGCCATGTTACTGTGGCTTATTTTAATCACGGTACTTCTCACGGAGATGAAGCAGAGGAATTCGTACGAGAATTTTGCGCAGCGAGAGGGATTCCGTGCGTAGTAGGACGATACCCGAAAGATGGTAAGGCTTCTGAGGCATCATGGCGCCAGGCGAGGTACGAGTTTTTTTCGGAATTCGATCTCCCGGTGATCACTGCGCACCATCTCAAGGATGCTGTAGAGTGGTGGATCTTTTCAGCGTTGCGAGGCAATCCTACACTTACCCCAATCTTGCGCCCCGATGCGTCGGTCTTGCGGCCATTCCTGTTAACCTCTCCCGAGGATCTATGGCAGCGCTTTAGTGAGTATCCCCACGTCGAAGATCCTACAAACACTTCGAGCTGCCACACTAGGAACATCATCCGGAACGATATCTTGCAAGATGCGCTGCGAGTCAACCCCGGCCTGTTTACGACGGTAAAGAACATGTACGAGAAAAATCGTGTTTGAGATACTCATTCCGTTTGCAGCTGGCTACCTTTTTGCGCGTCTTCTGACTGTAGAGCGGTTCAAGTGCGAGAGGATCCTGGGGTGGAATCGTGATTGCTTAGGCTGGCGTCCCGTGACATCAGCTGATGAAGTGAAACCTGAAAACAAGTATCTTGCGTGTTTCGAAGTAGATCCTGAAACAGCTCAAAGGTTCCAAACCTTGATGGATTAGTCTATGTGATATTTATCTACGTGGAAGTAGGTGATCTGATCATGGTGCAGCTGGATAGAAGCGATGCGCGCGCGCACCGAGTTCCAGGGATCATATTAAGAAAGTTTCCTACCGAAACACCGCCTACATTCGAGGTCTTAGTCAAGGGAGAAAGCTGGGTAGTAACCCATAAAGACGTCGGCCCTCTGGATGACTAGGGGGAGTTTAGTTTTATTCGAAGTTATTGATAAAGAGGGAGAATCGGAGGCTGTAACAGGTATAATAATTAAAGGTCCTTATGGCTGTGTGCTTTCCATAGATAAACTCTCCACTGGCGCTTACGAAACTAAAGTAGTTGATGTTCTTTTCGGTTCTCGCATTGTGAAAAAAATTCCCATTCAAAGTTTACGAGTAGTTAAATAAACCTGCTTCTATATACAGCAGTCTAGTAGTTTTTATTTTTGGTTGAGTGTATGCTTAAAGGAGGAGACGTGCGACGCGCGATTTGTTTTGATGACGTCTTGTTAGAGCCGCGGTACAGCAATATTGAAACTCGAGTTCAGATCGATTTGTCCACTGAATTGACCAGATGGAGAAAGGATCGTTTGAGGCTTCCAATTATTTCGGCACCCATGGATACAGTGACAGGCACAGAGATGGCCATCGCTATGCATAAGGCAGGTGCTTTGGGGATTCTCCATCGTTACAATACTGTTGAAGAACAGGCTTCTATGGTCAAAGAGGTTGTAACCGCTCAATCGGGGGCTGTGTTTGGAGCAGCCGTGGGAATTACAGGCGATTTCGAAGATCGAGCGACTGCTCTGTATGATGCTGGGTGTAGAATATTTTGCTTAGACGTTGCTCACGGGCATCATGCATTGATGAAAAAGGCACTAAAGACGTTGCGTGATATTTTTGGCAAATCAGTTCATTTGATGGCAGGAAATGTAGCCACGTTAGAAGCCTTTAACGACTTGTCTGATTGGGGAGCGGATAGTATTAGAGTGGGAGTCGGCGGTGGTTCGATCTGCTCTACTCGAGTACAGACGGGCCACGGGATTCCTACGCTGCAGAGTGTATTGGACTGTGCAACATCAGATCGTGACGCCATTCTCATTGCAGACGGAGGCATCAAAAACTCGGGAGATATGGTCAAAGCCTTGGCGGCCGGAGCTGATGTAATCATGTGTGGTTCATTGCTCGCAGGAACCGATGAGACTCCCGGAATGATTTTACGAACTAATGACGGTGCTCCTCGTAAGATCTATAGAGGGATGGCATCTCATGAAGCACAAAAGGCGTGGCGCGGCAAGATAGGTTCTATAGAGGGCGTTTCAACTACTGTAACGATCAAAGGGCCCGTTGCTGACGTATTGCATGATTTAGAGTGGGGGGTTCGCAGTGGCCTTTCTTACACAGGGGCATACAACTTAATGGAACTAAGGGCTAGGTCGCGCTTTATTGAACAGACGCATGCATCGCAAACTGAGAGCTCTCCACATGCATTGTTGAAGTTTTAGTGAACTTCATAAATACTTAGAAAACAGTGTAGGAGTGTATAATATGTTCACTGAAAAAGAGATTCGAAGAGTTATTCGTGAAGAACTACGGACTATCATCGTCAAATACCACACACAGCAACTGAATGAACAAGAGCAGGAATCGCTCTCGGCATCTGGAGCAAAAGTGACATTGCAAGACTTCGTCAAAGAGAAGCTGCCAGACTTGCCGCCCAATCAAACAGATGAAGTCATGACCATACTGCAGCTGACGGCTGCCGCAGCTGAAGCCGGCGACTTAGCTGGTAGCCTAGAGAAGAAGATCAAAACTCTGCTGAGCCCGTACGCTAGCGGCGGGTGAGCGCGCGTGGGATGGTTACAAAAATATATCTCGAAGCAAAGCCCCAAGATCTTCGAGAATAGCAATATACCAGCCTGGTTGTCGAAGATTGCTCCCATAGAAATAGGAGCCATAAGCCTCCTAGGATTAATTTTTTGTAGGGGCGAGCTTTCCAAGACGCAACGCCGCCACGAGACCATCCATTTTCACCAACAGCTAGAACTGTTCATCTTCGGTTTTTTCTTGTTATATGTAGTTTTTTGGATCAGGGGCTTAGCGAAATACAAAGACGCCAAGACGGCCTATCGTGAGAGCCCCTTTGAGCGTGAAGCGTACGCCAACGAAAGGAAGTACACATATCTGGAGAAGCGCGCACTCTGGAGCTGGACGGCTTACATCAAGGGGTAGACATGGCTTTTCGATCCACCACACGCAGTGACCTGTTTTTGGACCGTCCGGGCTATGAATCCGAGCGCGATCCAGCGCAGCTGAAGAAGGTGAGCGACTATCTGATAAAGATGGGGATGCTGCGTGAATGCATCCGAAGCTGGATCTTGGAATCTAATGATGGAGGCCTCACGATTTCTGAGGCATTAGCAGTTCGTAATTCTCCTATTCAAGGCCTAGGCGTCTTTGCAATGGAGCCGATATCGGCCGATGCTGACCTAGGTGCTGCGCAGATCTTACTGCCCTCGGGCCGTTACGATGTCACTGAGCTCGGAAAGTACCACAATCATTCGAGCAATCCCACTTGTTACAATGCGTGGATCGGAAACGAGAGGCATCTTTTTCCTTATAACGATTTAGAACCAGGAACAGAGATCACGATCGACTATACACAGCAGCCTGATCTAGAGCAGCCTCGATCAGGGTGGAAGTAACAGAGTGCCAAAAAATATTCAACCGACTGGCTTGTGTTTTCCTTTCGCGTATCAAAAAGCTGATGAATGGTTTGAGAATCATTTCATAAAAGGTACGCCAGGTAGAGCCCCACAAAAACATAGAGACCTCAACAACAAGGACAAGTTCAAGGTCGTCCACGGCACTGTAACAGATAAATGGAAGAGCCCACCGAAGCCCATTGTCCATGGCTGGGTTGAGATGGGGGACCTGGTCTTTGACTACCAAACAAGTGCGACTAAGCCAGGTGGAATCGATAAAGAATTCTATTACGACATGTACCAGCCTGAAGTCTACAAAGAGTTTACTGCTGAAGAAGCAATAGTCAACTGTATCAAGTACGGCGGAGAAGGCCCATGGGACGACGAGTTATATGCCATGCATCAAAAACGCGATGCCTGGATGAACGAATCTCTCCTGAGGCGCACTGTAAGAGAGATGATCAAAGAATCAGCATGGTAACGATAACTCATGATGCTCTCGCTCGAGCCATAGAACTCAAGAAGAAACTGAACAAACCGGACGACTACGTCCTCAACATCAAGCTGAACGCCGGTGGATGTTCTGGGTTCATGTATGAGATAGAGTTCATAGAGCCTCCGCCAGAAAAAACTCATCGCCTCTTTGAGTACGACGGCCTTTCTCTCGCGTGCGATAAAAAGTCTTATCTCTTCTTGATCGGTACAGAGATCGATTGGGAGGAGACGCTGATGTCCACAGGGTTCAAGTTCAATACGCCAACTGCGACTGGCATGTGTGGCTGTGGTGAATCAGTGGCATTTTAATCCCTTCTGTTACAAACCACCTAACATTTGTAGAATTTGTCTTGCAGCATCGAGGAGCGAATGAGCAAGACTGTATTAGTCATTGGCACGGGAACGATCGGGGAGCCTCTCATCGGCCTGCTAGCCAGACTCAAAGAAGAGCTGGGGATCGATTGCGTTCTTTTCCATAAGCGGACTCCGCTTCAGTATGAGATCGCTAAAGTCAATAGCTTAATCAGCCAAGGGGCTCAACTAGTTGTAAACGAAGATCAGGTGGAAAATTTCATAAGCTTGGGCCATGAAGTAACACATACTATGGAGCAAGCGTTAGAAGTTTCGCAAGTAGTGATCGACTGTACGCCGGCCGGCAATGACAACAAGGAACTGTTTTATCAATCCCATGCAGACAATTCTGATAAGATGTTCATTGCTCAAGGCAGCGAAAAGGGGTTTGGGTTTCCTTTCGCGTGGGGGGTAAACGATGCAGAGCTGGTAACAGAAGAGCCCAACTTCATCCAAGTCGTGAGCTGCAATACTCATGCAATTACGCGGCTTATTCTGGCTCTTTCGGGGGACGACGCGACGAAGGTATTGGATGGCGATTTCGTGTGCATCCGCCGCGCAAATGATGCGAGTCAAGATAGAGGGTTCATTCCTTCGCCTACAGCTACTGGCCATTCTGATTCGACCTTTGGCACGCATCATGCCAGAGACGTGAGCGATCTATTCAAGACTAAGACGTCTTACGAGATGCCGATATTTTCCAGCGCGCTGAAAGTTAACTCGCAATACATGCATATGGTGAGGTTTTCCGTTGTTGTAAAGGGGATATTCACACCCGAACAAGTGTTAGAAAAGGTAGCTAATGATAAATTTATTACTATTACCCACCACGCCTCGGCCAATAGAATATTCAGTTTTGGCCGTGATCACGGGTTTTACGGTCGCATATACAATCAAGCTGTGGTATGCGCGCCCAGCATCAATGTGGTTCATTATTCCGCAACAATGAGTAAAATCACTGGGTTTGTTTTTACCCCTCAAGACGGAAACTCTTTGCTCTCAAGCGTGGCTGCCGCTTTATACGGATTTTACGGTACTTCTTACACAGCAAAACTAGACTCAATAGCGAGGTTTCTTATCGATGAAGTTTAATGAATTGAAGGCAACAACTCCCTCTCCTGCGGATGAGGGAAAGTCAGATGAAGAGAGGCTAGGAGACATCCGCGACTGGCTCGACACCCGCCTCAGGCCAGCTGGCTCTTCACCTGATGTGTGGGTGGATACATCTCTGAACTACTGCTTGAGCTTAATCAAAGAACTCAAAGATGAAAATGAATCTTTGTGGTCGATGCTCGATGAGTTGAAATCAAGTGAAATGGAGTCTTGGGCAAAAGACAACGATGCGGTGCTACAAGAGTACTTGGAGGAACACATTAAAAAGCTTAAATGGAGTAATAAGACCAAAGGAGAAGTGTAATGAGAGCCATGCGAGTAGGAGATGAGGTGCAAGCCTTTTTGGATGCAACTATCAAAGGGATAATTGTAGAGATAATAACAGCAGATAACCCCCAATGGCTAGTCGGAGGTACTGCTTCGAAAGAATTACTCTGTGTATTAAAACTGGATGACGGCCGACAACTTACTTGTAAAATGCATGAACTGCATCATGTTGATGGCTAATTTTGGTATTTAACAATGTGCAGCGATAGCCACTCCGACACGGTGTTCCATAGGCTCAACGCCCTCTCCTCCAGCTCTGCTTGGGAAGGTACGAGCAAGATGCCGGCATCAAAAGCTCCGACCAGGTGGATGCCCAGAATGGCGGCATATAGAATTGCAGCAAGTAGAGCGAAAATCTTCGCTCCAGTATGATTGCTGAATCTCCATAGGATGATGCACGATAAAGTAATTAGAGAGATTTTGACGATTAAGAAGAGCCTAGGGTCTAGGTCGATGAGGTACGCCATGAGTGGATTGGCTTCCTCGGCTACGTTCATTTTTATCCACTGCAGCGAAAGGGCGGCGTCTATAATGTTAGCGATGAATAGAAATCCCAAAAAAGGAGTTACATCGACAGCACGCACAGCGTTGCGTGCATAACGATAAACACTCTGATTAAAACGTCTCAGGCCTGCCAGAATGTTGCGTGTTGATTTCATCGAGCTCGTCTACTTCGTCCATGCTTTCTTCTTCGAATTCTCCAAAACCCGGATCGCTCGGGTCGCCACTGTATTCCGGGCCTTGGTATTTAGCACCTAGCGCTCGTTGTAAGAACGATTTTCTATGCTTCGGTCGAACAAATAATTCGGTTAGAGCGCTCCGGACGATAATCCTGAGTTGGTTTTCGGTGATCTTCATTAGGGTAAACCTCTAATGTTTAATTATTGAGTAAAAATAATTGAGCCACAATTATTACTAACAGCATAATTTACAAATTAGGAAAGTAGTGATAATTACTTCGGAGGTAACCCTATGGTAAGAGATTCCCTGAGTGTTTTAAGAGCTTTTGATCATCTGATCGAGCTTTTGGTAGATGAAGCCGGAGATTCAGAAATAATTGCGGTGATTGAATCCGCTAAGGAAATGTTTGAAGAGGAGCTATATGATGTCGAACCAGATGACGATTTGTAAAATCTGAGACTCAAAATTATAATGATCATGATAGATGAGGTCATCAATGCCGTCTATGGATGAAATTATAATCAATTTAGCGTGTCTAGACGAAGAGGTAGTGCCTTTTTGCGGTTCTGGGCCCGGGTACGTTTTTCGATCGTTGCAAGGATTATCTCCTAAAGAGCGCAGGAAAACCACGCGAAAATTTCGTAAGCTCTTAAAAAGAGCCATTCATGAGGCAGCACTTTTCTCCGGGGACAAAGGATCTATTTCGTATAGTAAGCATGCTACCGCGCTCAAAAATCTATGCGGCCTGCTGGGTTCTTCCTGCAGGGCTTTTGGTAATCGGCCCATCACGACAACACAAAGTCGATGGCGCGCTAAACTGGTAATCCAATATTTGCGTAAGGCGGTATAAGCAGAATAGTTAAAAATAGAGTTAGTTGAGGTAATCTATGCATGATGTCTCATGCGCAATCTCTGCGCCTGTACTAATGTTAAGTTCTGGATATGAACCCTTGTTCCAGACCACGTGGAAGAGAGCTCTCTCTGCCGTGTGTGGCGGCCGAGCAGAAGTTGTTGAAACCTATAAAGAGATGACAATAGGTACCCCGTCAGGGCCTCATCCGTTTCCGTCTAAAGTCAGGTTCACCAGCGGGGTAATTGCGGCACGCATAAAGACCGCCTGCGGGCCAGCGCGATTAACGAAGATGAATCTCTATCTTCGCGACTGTGGTCAATGTCAATATTGTCAAGAGAAACTTTCTCTTCCGGAATCTACCGTAGATCATGTGCGGCCTCGCTCTAGAGGTGGCAAACATATTTGGAAAAATGTAGTATTAGCCTGTACTCGATGCAACCAAAGAAAAGGGTCTGATTTACTTCATGAAACCAGCATGGATCTTTTCAAGGTTCCGGCTCAGCCCGCTTCTACTGTGCTTATACACGCCAAATTAAAAAGACGGCTGAGGCACTAAACGCCGCTAAAAATCCAGTGTTAACTCAATTGCGGCCATTGTTACAATCGTAGGTATTGGTGTGTCGAAACTGCAGGAAGCCGTGAGTAAAAACAAACCATTGATTCTCTTTGATCTTGATGGCACAATTACTCCACCTAGAGAGTCGTTGGAGTGGTCCATGGTTCCTGTTCTTCGAAAACTTTCAAGGCTGGCCGATATTGGAATCGTGAGCGGGAGTCCTTTTTCGTATATAGAGAGTCAAGCAGCATTGGCTTGGAATTCAATTGCTTCTCTTCCGGCTGCATCTTTTACGATAATGCCTTGTAATGGAACGCAGCTCTTTGTTTGGTCTACTGAACATCGGCAGTTTATTCAAGAGTACGGCCTGGATTTTAGAGATTACCTTGCTTCTTGCAATGATGAGAGTGTATACACAGTTTTGATTAGGCGTATTTTGGAATTACAGTTGCAATTTATTGACGACAACCAAGGATTTAATCACGTGACAGGGAATTTTGTTTCATATAGAACAGCAACGTTGAATTGGTCTCCCATAGGTCGTGACGCAACTTCTGTTGATCGGGAGGCTTTTGCTAGATTAGACGAAAAGAAAAATATTCGCGCGAGGCTTTGCGAGAGTTTGAGGGGAGCTTTAGATGATTTAGGCCTCGCGGATGTAGAGTTTGCACTGGGGGGAGTCACATCGATCGACATATATCCAAAGGGGTGGGATAAAACGCATGCCTTGAAGCACTTCTCTGCGCGCCCTATTTGGTTTATAGGGGATAAGTGTGATCCCGGAGGCAATGATCACAGTCTATGGTCAGCTCTGGCTTCGAGTGGAGGTTCATTTTCGACTTCTGGGCCCGAAGAGACGATTAGAATATTAGAAGAAGAAATCATCCCTGTGCTGGAGAAAAATAGTGCCTCAAACTAAAAGACTAAATGGCGTGAGTTACGTGGATCACGAATTAGCTAGTTCGGTGTTGGCTGAAGATGCTGTAGGTTTCTTGGCTAGCCTCGTACAACGCTTTGGCCCCGAACTAGATGATCTTTTGGCGGCAAGAAGAGATCGCCAAGCCGATCCCCGTTGCAACGTTGGCTACCTTCCAGACTCCCTAGAAATTCGCAAAGGGCATTGGCGAGTGGCTCCCCCGCCCTCGGAGCTTCTAGATCGTCGAGTAGAGATCACTGGACCGCCCGACAGAAAAATGATTATTAATGCCCTTAATTCGGGCGCAAAAGTCTATATGGCAGATTTCGAAGACAGCTTATCTCCTACTTGGGAGGCGTTATTAGAAGGGCATTTAAACCTTAAAGATGCTTTACGAGGCCACATCACTTATGAGCATCCCACTAAAGGAACATACAGGCTACAAGATGATCCGGCCGTCTTGTTCGTGCGGCCGAGGGGGCTTCATTTACGAGAAGCTCATTTTTCTTTATATGGTAAAACGGTTCCGGCTGCCTTGTTTGATTTTGGGCTGTATGCATGGCACAACGCTGAAGTTTTTACTGCTGGTTCTAAGAAGCCGTTTTTTTATTTACCTAAATTAGAACGGTGGGAAGAAGCCGCTTGGTGGGCGAAGATCTTTGCTTGGACAGAACAAGCATTCGAATGGCCTACTGGTACCATTCGAGCCACGGTCCTGATCGAGACCCTTCCGGCGGCCTTCCAAATGCACGAGATTTTATGGGCCCTACGAGATCATTCTGCTGGCTTAAATTGCGGCCGTTGGGATTATATTTTTAGTTACATTAAATGTTTTGCCGACACATCCGATCGTGTCACTCCTGACCGTGCACTCATTGGAATGGACACCCCGTTTATGGAAGCGTACGCGAAGCTATTGGTAGATACATGCCACCGCAGAGGGTGTCATGCGATGGGAGGGATGGCTGCGCAAATACCGATCAAAGGGGACATCGCCGGTCATGCAGCTGCGATGAATAAAGTGCGTCTTGATAAACTGCACGAAGTTTTGCGCGGCCACGATGGCACATGGGTCGCTCACCCAGCGTTGGTACCAGTGGCAGAAGAAATTTTTAGTAAGCACATGTTGGGGGCCAACCAAATGTCACTCAGGAACGGATGGAGTAATATTGAGGAAGTGCGACTGACTGTCTCACTCACGCGGCCTCCAATTGGTCTCATTACTGCAGCCGGCCTGAGGCAAAATGTTGAAGTAGGTGTATTGTACCTTGCAGCATGGTTAGCAGGCCAAGGCTGTGTTCCCTTAAACAACCTTATGGAGGACGCCGCGACTGCTGAAATTTCTCGTACTCAAGTTTGGCAATGGATACGTTACGGGATGCAAGATGCAGAAGGCGACGACATTACTCCGGGAAGATTACAGCAGGAATTAGGGCTCGTGCTAAAGAAGCACGATTCTCCACGACTGCAAGAAGCAGTTGAGTTATTCATGGAGCTTTGTACGGCCGAAGTGCTCCCTGAGTTTTTAACCCTCCCGGCCTACGAAAGGATTATAATTCAATGAGCCGCCTCCCTTTAGCCGTCCCTCCAATAGATCGCCCCTATTCCGTTGACGCAGTACACGCGCTTCAAGGGTCGCAGCCTGAAGAAGCTCCCTTTGCTCAAGCAGCAGCAGATCGTCTGTGGAGCCTTTTGTTGACTGAAGATTATACTCATGCTATGGGAGCAGTCACAGGGAATCAAGCGATGCAAATGGTAAAAGCTGGGGTACCCGCCATATATTGCTCTGGATGGCAAGTGGCCGCCGATGCCAATGATTCTCACGCCATGTATCCGGATCAAAGTCTTTATGCCGTGCACAGCGTCCCAATGTTGGTACAAAAAATTAACAATGCGCTGCAGCGCTCAGATCAGGTTGAATGGGCCGAAAATGATTGCCGGACTATTAGGGACTGGTTTGCACCTATCGTAGCAGACGCCGAAGCCGGGTTTGGAGGACCGTTGAACGCGTTTGAGTTGATGAAGTCTATGATACGTGCCGGCGCTGCCGGTGTACATTTTGAAGATCAATTGAGTTCTGCCAAAAAGTGTGGTCACTTGGGCGGAAAGGTGCTCGTGCCAGGCTCAGAATTTATCAGAAAATTGATTGCTGCAAGATTAGCATCTGATGTAATGGACACCGACACTGTTTTGATTGCGCGCACTGATGCGAATAGTGCTAGGTTGTTGACAACAGACATTGATGACGAAGATCTGCCCTTTATTACCAGTAAAGAGCGCACGCCGGAAGGCTTTTATCACATTACTGGTGGCCTAGACATGGCTATCGCGCGAGGTTTACGTTACGCGAATTATGCAGATTTACTCTGGTGCGAGACTTCTAAACCAGACTTGGCCGAAGCTAAAAGATTTGCCGAAGCCATCCACGGAGAGTTTCCAGGAAAGCTTTTAGCATACAATTGTTCTCCCAGCTTCAATTGGAAGAAGAATTTAGATGATGCTACCATCGCTGAGTTTCAGCGTGAACTGAGTGCAATGGGATACAAGTTTCAATTCATTACATTGGCCGGTTTTCACGCTCTCAATTTTGGCATGTTCGAATTAGCTTTGGATTATGAAGCGCGAGACATGTCAGCGTACGCTGAATTGCAGCAAGATGAATTTCAGCTTGCCGATGAATCGGACTATACGGCTGTCAAGCATCAGAGAGAAGTAGGGACTGGTTATTTTGACCTCGTCGCTCAGTGCATTTCTGGTGCGCAGGCATCTACTTTGGCCATGGAAGAATCAACCGAAGCTGATCAGTTCAAATAAAGGTTTATGTTGATAGTAATATCATTACATTAGAAACAGGGAGAAAAAATGAGTGATAAAGAAGTAAAAATGTTAGTGCAATTAAGAGAATTCGCCAGAGAAGAGTTCGAAAAAATAGAAGGCAAGGGCAACCCTATGGCTCAAATGAGAGCTCAGGATGCCGCATGGACTCTATCTTCGATCGTAAAAAGTTTAGACGATGTTCTTAAATCGCACGTATCAATTAGGTGAGAAGATGAGTGAAGAGCAGCAACCCCAAGTCGTAGCTACGGCGCGGCTAACAGAAGAACAGGTTCGTCTTGCGATAGCTGAGTTTTTATTTAAGAATGAAGAACTGCGCGAAGCTGTTCAAGACTTACAAGTAATAGTCATAACGAATTGGCAAACTACTAAATGGAGTGATCCTGATGCGATGGTTCATGTTACTATTCAACATAGTCCAGAGGGCGATCGCGTGGCTGGTGCGCCCCCGGAAGACTCCGAAACAACCCCCAGCGATGGAGATTCTGAAACCGAGTCAGCTACCGGTAGTTCAGGCGGTTCCTCCGGAGAGAGCTGAGGGAATGCCTGGCCAGCTCACTAAAAATTTTAATTTGAGCGAGTTTAGCTGCAGAGATGGGTCTGATGTGCCCTCCGAGCTCCTAGATAATGCCCAATCGTTAGCCGATAATTTACAGATCCTGCGAGAACAGCTAGGGAAACCGATTCGGGTTATCAGTGGTTATAGATCTCCGGCTTATAATCGCAAGATAGGTGGCGCTAGAAGGAGCCAACACATGCTCGCTAAGGCGGCCGATATCAAAGTGGCCGGGTTGACGCCGACGGAGGTTAAGGCGGCCATCGAAGCGTTGATTGCAGAGGGCGCGATGAAGAAAGGCGGAGTGGGCTTATACAAGACGTTTACTCATTATGATGTCCGCGGTCGAAATGCCAGGTGGTACGGCAAAGGCATGAAGGATGACCGGCCTTAGGCGAATAGCTGTTTTGCTAGCAGCTTCGCTGTTGATTGCTGCGGGGCCTCCACTAAAGAGCGTATACACTGGTTTGGGCGTTTATCCCCAAACTGTTGAACGATGGCAGCGAGCTATCAAGGATTCGGAATTCCCTTCGACTTCGTGGATCTTTGTTTCACCAACCAACGGTGGACGAGATCGATTGCATAAAAACGGCCGTCGTGATACAATACTAGTCGTTCCCGAACACGCCCATCCTGCTCAATTGACTTTAGTCATATGGCTCCATGGACTTCGCGGTTTTTCCGAAAGGACTTTTCGCAATCGTCTCATTCCGATGCTCAAACGAATATCGACTGAAGAACGACCGGTGGCAATGGTGATTCCCGAGATGCCGTGGTCGACCAATACTAAGACGCCCCGCGGGCGACAGGGCAAAGTGTGGCGAGAGAAGAATTCTCTCGCAGTGTTCATGGCGGACGTGGTGGAACATTTGGACGTGTGGGGCCTCATGCGCCATGGTAGTGTACCGTGGGACTTGAAGTTAGTATTTGCCGGCTACTCAGCTGGAGGCAGTGCCCTGAGCTCTGCAGCCCGAGAAGGAAGCCTTTGTCGCCTTAAGCCCCAACACGTCGTTTGGCTCGATGCAACCTACGATCACTGGCTGGATAGGGCGTGGAAGGGCTGCCTCCAGAATTCGTCTGCCCACCTGCACGTACTGGTCAGGAAGTGGGATACGCCCCACCGCCGCGCTAAAACATTCATGAAGACGTTGCCTGATAGTATCGAGCCCGATATCAGTTACTACGTTTTTGACAGAAAGAATTGGACCCACCCCGATATCGGCAGCCGAGGATTGATTGTGTCAGATGTCTTTCGGGGGGCCTCCAAAGAAGAGTTTAACATAGAGGTAAAAAAGAGATGAAAACTATCGTAAAATTTGGCTGCATTGTATTGGCAGCCGCCTTTGTAGCGTGTGGAGTAGAAAGAAGAGGCTCTGTAAGCACGTCGAATAACGAAGCAGCTGTTGACGCCAGCCAGCAAGAAGACTCCGCATCGACTCCGGTTACAGTAGCTTGTCCCAACCTGGATAATCCTGTCGGTTTTTCTATCGGGGATACTTTTCCATCGACTCGCTATCCGAACGCCGATTGGGAAGGCGTCAACATCAAGAGTCACTGCGGCAGCAAAGCGATCCTTGTAGTGTCAGCTACTGAGTGGTGTGGCGCATGCATTGTAGAGTTTGACTATTTGGCCATGATAGCTGAAGACTGGAAGGATCGAGGTGGCGTAGTATACTATACTCTGTTCGAAGATTCTGCGCGTCAGCCTGCGGGAAGAGCAACCCTCGCCGCGTTTGAAGATTACATGCTTCAAACGTATGGTAGCATCCCTTTCAGAGTGCTGTCAGATCCCGCGGCCACTTTGCCCAGATCCATAAACAACGGTGGAGTCACCTTGCCCATTGCGTGGTTGCTAGATGAAGAAATGGTCGTCGTGAGTTTTTCTGAAGGCACTAGCGGCCCGATGGTGACAGGGTGGATGGAAAACCTGCTCAGGTAACAGTCGTCTAAATTTCATAATACAAAAAGTGGGCACACTGAATGTAAACTGGCGGTGATCCGTGATATAATGCCAGTGTGACAAGCGCAAGAGAAAGCACGCTGGCCGCTCGTGTGGGCACCTGCATCAACGGAAAGGAATATCTATATGACTGAACCTGCATTGAGTGTATACGAGGAGATTGGCAATCGTATTGGTAGCTTGGTTGCTGAGAAGAATGCAGCGTACGGAGACTCGTTCGGTCATGCTAGCAAGATCCTCGAGGTGCTCTACCCAAACGGTATCAAAGCGGATCAGTATCGTGATGCACTTGCCATCGTGCGAGTCATCGACAAACTCTTTCGCCTGGCCAATCGGAAGGATGCCTTCGGAGAGAGCCCCTGGGAAGATATTTGTGGGTACGCCATTTTGGGCGTCGCCAATGACGTACGCGATGCTGCACAACAAGTTACTGAAGATGTGGTTGCTAACTAAAGGAGAGATATGCACGCACGACCTTATACCGCCGTCCTGATCGAGTCGAAGACGTTTGCCACTCGAGTCATGAATATTTCGGCGCCGCTCCTTCGCGGCAATGCCAAATTGGAAGTTGAGAAGAAGCATCCGGGTTGCAAGCTCGTTGCTCTAGTTCCAGGTCATCATGCTGATGGGTCCCACGGTTTCGAGCTACATGAGACTCTACGGCCTACAACTGATCGATTCGTAGACCCGTTTGATAGTGCTGGTATTTCCTAACTTCTTCTGTGAAAGTAGGAGAACTAGAAAAGGGTATGTTGTTGCAGCTGGTCCCTCCGTGGGTTGGCACGCTTCGCAAGTACTCTACTCATCCAGATTTCAGGCTGATGATCCATTCTAAGGTGATTGCTGATATGGCGGAGTGGGGGTTTATATCTCAAGAAGCCTCAATCGTTTATTTAGGAGACGATGTAGAGCTTCGTCGACCAAGGCCTTATCGTTTGCGCGACGGTCGTCGTCGTCAACTGTCTAAGCACCAACGAATTCGTCGTGTGCTAGTCAATGGTACCGTGGCAATCATTCGAGGGCACGACTTTCAACATTTGCAGCCTCATCCGAATTTTGTAAAATCAGACTCTGCTGATTAATATTGAATTAGCATTTTTGGAGGTAACATGTCGAGTGTATTACCGAGCGCGTGATCGAGCGCTAAACAACGGGCAAACGTATCACTTAGCTGCCATACTGCGCAGAAGAGGAAGAGTGGTCAGGCTGGGAACAAACACTAGTAAAACGCACCCGAGGTTTAAGCGGAAGTATCCGGATGGTACGTACAGTGCACACATGCATGCTGAGATGAATGTTTTACGGTTTGCACGACCTGGAGACACATTGGAAGTCATGCGATTTTTAAAGCGTGCCCATGAGTTTGCCATGGCTAAACCGTGTCATCACTGCATGGAGCTCATTCGTGATGTTGGTATTAGCACTGTGCGATACACTAATTACGAAGGAAACTGGGAGGAAATGAGTGTCTAGTATCGAACGCAAACTCAAGAGGAAGCGAGAAAAAGAGCACGTCAAAGAAGCTAAAAAGCAGCTGCAAGAAGTAACCGATGCAATGTCTGGTTTGCCGACTGCATGTACTGAGTGTAGTGCTGGTTTTGATTTGGTGCGTGACGCAGATACGTGGATCGTGGATTGCGCAGGTGACGTTCTGCGTCTAGTGTGTGAAAAATGTGCTCCGTCTCTGCCGGCAGAGGACTAATTAATATGCGTGAATGTTTTTCGTGCGATCTTAGTCCTGTCCCTACTGAGTTTCTCGTCGGTAGCTTCGGCTAAAGATTCACGCATCAAGTTCTACAACTTCGATGAGATGCTCATCGACGGAGAAGTCAAGAAGCCAAAGGGCCTCGTAGTCGATGCTCGGCGCCGTGCAGAGTTTAAGCGTCTCAACGATATGAGAAGATCCTTTCTCAAAGAACTGGAAGCGACAGCTCGTGAAAAGAGGATCAAATAAATCCTGGGTGCAAGTCTCGTCAAAGCGTAGTATGATGGTGCTGCAACGGAGGCGCTTGTGGAAAAAAAGTCGATTCTGTGGGCTTATGGGTTCCTCTTCTTCTTTGGTTCGTTCGGAGTCCATCGTTTCTACCTGGCCAAACCGGCCTCGGCAATCCTCTATCTGCTCACAAGCGGGTTGGGCGGATTAGGGTTGGTCTTCGATTTTTTCGCGATGCCGTTTCTGGTGGCGAGTGCTAATAGATAAAGATCGTCGCCCCGGTGCAAAAGGTCCACAGCTGTGGTATTATGGTGTTGTAAGGGAGAGTTGAGTGAACAAACAAACCACTAGCACTGACATCGCCCCGGTCGGTCACGTCGATGAGCAGCTTGCTGCCGCCTTCGACCTCGAGCCGCATCGGGTGAAGATGATGCTGGAAGAGCCCTTCTTCGCAGGGGTCCTTCGCGGCGTAAACTACGAGCGCACAGAGGCCATCCCGACTGCCGGCGTCCTCGCCAAGGACGGCGATGTCCACATGTGGTGGAACCCTCGGTTCCTCGCCGGCCTGACGGCTGCGCAGGTCAAGGGACTCCTCAAGCATGAGGCCATGCACCTCGCTCTGGAGCACACCACCTCACGGCGGATGACTCCACACATCATTCACAACTACGCCACTGACCTGGCCATCAACTCGGACATCCCCGAGAGCGAGCTGCCTGAGGGCGGCCTGGTGCCGGGCAAAGAGTTCAAGGAGCTGACCGAAGAGGATCGCGAGAAGATGGGAGCTGAGGCCGTCGCCCGCTACGAGCGAGTGTCGGCTAAGATCGCTTCCCTGCCGCCCGGCGAGTCGGCTGAGTGGTACTTCACGAAGCTGATGGAAGACCCGGAGGTTGCCGAGGACATCCAAGAGGGCAACTCCGGCGCTGGCCAGTGTGACGGCAACTGCCAGCCTGGCGACGGCAATTGCGACGGAGAGCCCGGTGACGGTGTCTGCACTTGCGGCAACGGAACGCCTGGCCTGCCTGGCGACATGGACTCTCACGACGGCTGGGATGAGCTCGGAGACGAGGAGCGAGAGCTGCTCAAGGGCAAGATCGCTAAGGCTGTCGAAGACGCTGTCAAAGAGTGTGACCGGACGGGTCGATGGGGATCGGTTGGCGGCAGCACTCGACAGGTGCTTCGAGAGCTGGTGAGCAAAGAGGTCGACTGGCGGTCGGTGCTGCGCAAGTTCTGTGGGCTGAGCCGGCGAGCGGATCGACGCAGCAACGTGCGTCGCCTCAATCGAAAGTACACGGGCATCCACCCTGGCACCGAGCGCGGCTACTCCTCCTCCATCGCAGTCTACATCGACCAGAGCGGATCGGTGGGGAACAGCGAGTTGGAGCTGGCATTCGGAGAGCTGCGGAACCTGGCCCGTCGCGCAGAGTTCACCACCTTCCACTTCGACACTGCAGTCGACGAGAAGAGCGAGACCGAGTGGCGCCGCGGCAAGACTCCGGCAGCTGGCCGGACCCGCTGCGGAGGCACGGACTTCACCTGCGTCACCGAGCACGCCAACAAGAACGCCAGCCGCTTCGATGGTTACATCATCATCACGGACGGCGAGGCTGCAAAGCCTGGAGTCAGCCGGCTCAAGAGAGGATGGCTTCTGGTTCCTGGCACCAACCTGCTCTTCGACGCTGACAACCGGGACTTCGTGATGAAGATGAAGCCGGCAGCGAAGGCATAGAGTGGAATTCAATCTGACCAATTCAGGATCGATCATGACATCAAACGAGACCACGCGATTCGTCGATGAATTCGTCAATGCGGAACGGCCTTTACCAGACCTGTCTCTGTTGGCCTTGGTGGCCTCGCGTCAGACGGCTCCCGATGCGCTAGTGCAAGCCGCATGCAACGAGCTGATCTTGACATACGTCCTGGGCCTGGCGATGCCTACGCTCTCAGTCTTGGAAGGCGTAATCTGGAAGCCGGGCGACGTCAACTGAATCGCTCGAATGGTCGTCTGCTTCTGTAAGAATATCACAACCACAGACGTGCGAGCTGCTCTATTGCAGGGCAAGCTCCAGGAATTTTTGCAGTTAACAGAGGGGATCCCTTGTTGTGGCACGTGCGAGTTTGCTGCCTTCGATGTAACAAATGCTAGCGAGCTGCTGAACAAGTGTGCCTGGCCAGATATGGTTGATTGCACCTGGAGAACAATATGGCTAAATCTGACTACCCTCCTGACGGACAACAATTCTTAGAGGCTGCAAGGCTACACTGTCGATCACAGATCAAAGAGGCTGAGGCGAAGATCAACCTTTACCTCAATTATCCTCAGGGGGTTGCCGATCACTCGGGCATCATCAAGGAACTGTTAGAGGCTGCAGAACAAGGAGCTCATGCTCAAGACATCTTGAGGTTCTTGGAAAAGAAGCGCTGACTGCGATGACGCTCGTCAATGCAGATTGCATGGAGCTCCTGCGTACCCTAGACGACGATTCCATCGATCTAGTACTGACGGACCCGCCTTATTTCGGCATCGTAGCCAACGACTGGGACAACCAGTGGGAAGACGAAACCGGTTATTTGGAGTGGTGCCGAGCGTGGACTGACGAGTGCGTCCGAGTGCTCAAGCCGAACAGGTGTATGTACGTCTGGGGCACGACCAAGACCGACACCTTTTTACGCTACAAGCTAGACGTCCTCAATGGCCTCGACGAGATGACCTACCAGAACTGGATCATATGGGCTTACGATTGGGGCGGCCGAACCAAGAAGACCTTCCCTAGAAAGCACGAGGACCTGCTCATGTATTCGAAGGGGCAGGAGTTTCTGTTCAATCCGGACGAGGTGCGGATTCCCTACAAGATGAAGACCAACGTACGAAAGACGGCACAGAACAATCCACTAGGAAAGATTCCGACGGACGTCTGGACGAAGAACAACCACACGACGTCCAAGGAGTACTGCGGTTGGCACCCCACCCAGAAGCCGGTCCAACTGCTCGAGCGAATCATTCTGGCGAACACCCATCCGGGTGATACAGTGCTCGACATTTTCAGCGGTTCTGGTTCAACTGCGTACGCTGCGCAGAAGACTGGGAGGAGATTCGTTGGATGTGAACTGGACCCGGTTTATTTTCGGAAGTCGCTCGTGCGGCTCAACAGCTGATGGAACTGTGGAAGTTCGTCAGCGGTTCGCAGTCTGGTAAGGTGGCTGTCGTCGTCGGCCGTCGGACCATAGATACAGCCGGCGGAAAATTATATTGGTTGTGTGAACTGTTGGTAGGAGACAAGCTGATAGAGTTGCCCGAGTCGGCACTGCACGATCTGGCTGAGTCAGTTAAGCTCAAGAAAGATGGCCAGCTTTAGAAGCCCGTCTCCTTCTGCTTCTTATGCTTCTTACGCAGGCTTTCTATTTCAGCATCAGAAATGGGATCGTTTATGCT